TCATTTGCCAACATATTGGCATTGAAACCTAGGTAGTGTGTATTGTAAGCAAGTAAATCTAATAAAACTGAAAAACCTGAACCTTCAAAATTGTAATCTGAAAATTCTGGTTGACTTTGTAAAAAAGTTTTTAAATTTGTTTTTATACTATCGAAATCTAATTCTGATACGTTTAATTTATTACTTGCCATTTTATCTTAATCTTTCTAAAAAAGTTTCTACTGTAACAGGCTCTGGTGAACCTACAACATAGAAACTAATTCTTAAATTGTAAGCGTTTCTATCTAAATCTGGTCGAGCAAGTATTTGTGTAACATTTGCTCTTGGCTCAAAATTTTTTAATACTTCGCCCACTTGTCTTTGTAAATTCAAAGCAGTTAATGGTGTAATAGGTTCAAATAACATAGAACGAACATTGCCACCAATTTCAGGATGAAAAGGTCTTTCAAAGTGATTTGTTTGTATTAAATTTCTAACACTTCTTTTAACTGACTCAACATCTGTTAATTTATTTACATCACTAGTTGTCGTATTACGACCAAAGTCTAAGTCTAAATCTTTATAGATTCTATTTGATCTTTTAGAGTTATTAGTATTTGAAGCGTCATAATTTGCCATAACACCTAATATTTATACACGATTATCCAGAAATTACGTTAGAACTTCCAGTGGCAGCAGAATTAGCTACCCAACTGCCATGACCACCTGTTGCGTCACCTATTCTATGTATTGCTATGCCATTTACCTTAACAGTTGAACTACCTCCTACAGCAGGATCTCCACATGTTGTAGAGTCACCTACTCTTATTGAAGCAGCACCATTTATTGATACGTTTGATGATCCACCTGTGTATGCTGTTTGATGAAAAGGATTAGGTGTTGGACTTGCGTGTCCTACATGTGTATCTAAACCTGATCTGACACATCCTGGCATTATTTACCTTGTGAGTTATAAACTTTGAACGATCTTTTACGAGATTTGTTCATTGATGATTTTTTTACTCTTTTACTTGTGCCTTGTGATGTCTTTTTTGGCATTCTTTCGTGTGCCACATATGATTTTGATATTTTAGCCATTACTTAACCTTGCTTTTGCCGCCGCTTTCTTTTGTTCTAATATCATCGCCTGTCTAATCTTTCTTCCCATTGGTATTTCTACAGATTGACTAATATTTTTACCTTTTTTAGTGATATACTCAACACTTATAAATTTATCTTTGTAATCTGACTGTACTGACATAACAGCTTTTTTTAAACTAGTCGCTTCTTTTTCTTTTTCATCTCCTGCTTCATTCCAAAACAGAAATTTTCTCATTTTTGGCATAATTAACTTTCTATGTTATATTTTTCTTCATCAATGTACGATTCATGTCGGCAATTTTTACAACAATCAAATGTATTCTTATTTCCGAACTCATCTACGTTAGATTGAATACAAATTTTGTCACAATGACAATCATGTCCACAATTTTGACAATTTAATTTCATTTTTTATATTTATATTAAAATTTACAACTTACTTCAGCACTAGTAGTACGATTTTCAATTAAATTTTTAATTTTTTTTTTTGATTCGTTATTTTTTTTGTCTGATTCGTCTTTTTTCACTGATTCTAATTTAATTTTAGGCAAAATTTTACAATTTCCTACTTTTTTTACACAAGATGAGAACAAAAAGAGAACAAAAGTAGAAAAAACAGTGATTTTTAGTATTTTTTTTGACATTTAATGCTTTTTTATGTTGACTTTTATATTTATTTGTGGTATAATAGTCGTATATGAAAAACAAAAACACAAATATGAATATGGCAATTGTTAGAAACATTGCTTATAGACAAATAACTAAAATAAACAAAAACGTAAAAGAAGTTATTGAAGTTGATAACACTCTTTTACAGATGATTGACATTAATATGAAAAATGCTATTAATAAAATCATTAACGACTATAAGGCATACCAAGAAACTGGTATAATAAAAGTAAAATAACAAAAGGAAACACTATGACACTACAAAAACAAGCACTTAATCAAATTGAAGCTTACAATCAATTAAGATATAAGGAAGAAAAGGAGAAAACTATGAAGAAAAAAATATATGAATACATGACAATCTTTTTTGCTATTATTGGTACATTATCAATGGTATCAGCCGTTGGTGCTATAGAAACGGATCAATACTTACTAGGTGCTTCAGCAGTATGTGTAGGTGTTGCTAGTTTTATTATGACACTATTTTCTCAACAATTATATTCGGAGGCAAAATAATGATTACAGTAAATAAAACAGCAAAAACCTTAAATGAAGGTATTATGAATATGACAAATGCTATGACCGAAGATTATGGTAAAGGCTTTGGTGCTAGTGATAGTAAAGAAATAAAAGAAAAAATGTGGAAAGAATATGCTTCTGCTTTTGAAATCAAAACAATGAAAAAGTTTATTAAAGTTATAAACGGTGGTGGTGTAAAAGCTTTTATTGTTATGAAAGACTTTGGTAGATTTAAAATGGGCGATATATTAAAACCTGCTGGTTGGAGAGCACCTGCTCTTAATCAAGCTAGAGGTAATGTACTTGATGGTAATTATGCCATTCAATGGACAGGACCATTATATTTAAGATAAACTAAAAAAGGAGAGAACACTATGATACTACTAACTGAAATAAACAAACAATTATCAAGTCTTAATGTTGAAGATTTGAATATTACAAAAGATTATATTACTGATCTTATTAAGACTAAAGTTAAATCAATGATGAGAGTCGGCATGAAAGTTAATGTTGTTCAGAAAACTAAAAAGACGCCTGGTGTTATTACAAAAATAATGAACGCAAAATGTTTAGTTGATATGTCTGGTAGAATTTACAGAGTACCAATGACTATGTTGGAGGCTGCTTAATGAAAAAAGGAAAATGTAATATTTGTAAAAAAACTTTTACACATAAAAAAGACGTAACATTAATTGGATTATTAGGACCTATACCTATAGACTTATGTAAGGTGTGTTTTCCTAAATTAATGAAGTATGATGATTTAACATTAAACGACAATAGGAGAAAATAGTATGAAAGATGAACAATTGAAAAAAGATATAATGAATATTGCTAGAGCTGAAAGTGCCGATGGTATTACAATTTGTTGTGGAACACTATTTGCCAAATTTAATGTGTCAGTACATAAACAGATGGCTGATAATTTAAAAACTACTTTACAAACTTTCTTTGACAATAGAAAGAAAAATGATTGTAATGTACAGATGTCAGGTCCTATGGGCGCTGAAGAAGAATATGCTTATGACTTTGTACCAGTTGTCGATTTTAGATTAGACGGAATTTAGAGATACCCTTAAAGGGTTGTTTTTTCCCACCGCAATAGCTCCTTTTGTTAAGTTAACTATTATTGCGGTGGGTTTTTTATTTTTAGATACCTTGTAATCTAGGATCGTTAGAAGTAATATTTTTCTTCGCTTTAGGTCTAGCGACACTATCTTTACTTCTTTTTCTTAATTGAGCTCTAGTAGAGATTTCTTTACTTTTCTCTTTTTTGAGAGCTCGTAGGTCTTTTATTAAGTCCATACTTTCTCCTTTTAAAAGAGCGTTTCTTCAACCATTATGGTTTACTTCCGTCCATTTCAGGATAAACGATATTATTTAAATATTTATACATTCAGAGATACTCTCAAAGAATCTCACCGATTTTTTATATCAAATCAAACGTGCCTAATATCATACAGATTAGTACATAACACATATAACCCATAAGAATATAACCAACAATCTTTTCCCACCAACTAAACAACAACAAAATTACCTGATACTGAAATTCTTTCTTCATCAACCCAAAAAGGTGGAACAAAATGTTTTAAATGTGAGGGAAATATAAACAGATCATTAATTTCAGGTTTATAACAAAAAGATGATACCATCAATTCTGATATATCTTGTCCATATTCAAATACAATACTTCCGGCATGTTGAAAATTTGAATTTGCTTGTACTTCAAAAATTTTAGGTGGCACTTTACAAAAAACAACAAATGATAAAGCCCCTCCGTGAGTATGAGGAGGATTAAAGTCGTAATTCTTTTGAAAGTTAATCCATAAACTATCTAATTTTATAGTACCTATATCGTAAGACTCTGTATTATTATTATATATTTTTAAAAATCTTTTTAAGTAGTAATCAGTATCATAATGATCAGATATACCATTAACAAATCTCATCACATAATTACTTAAATACTTTTCTGATTTTTTAACAAAGGGTTTATGATAGTGATAACTACCACCATTTTTTAAATTGCCTGCTAAATTTTCACTATAGTTATCTTTATTTTGTAATTTTCGTCCTTCTTCTATTAAGTCATTTGTAAAGCTGGAATCAACTTTTGTTTTAAATAAAGGAGGACTAAATGGATATAAAACCGTATCGCCTTCTTTTGTTTTAAAATGAGGATTTCTTACACTTTCATCATATTTTTTCATACTACCATCTTTCTATAATTCAATATAATCTATTTATACGCTCAGAATAGACTCGCAGAATCTCGCCGATTTTTTAAACCGCAAAACTCTCCCCACAACCACAACTAGATTTCGCCATAGGATTAGTAATAACAAACTCACTTTTAAAAGTATCTTCTTTCCAGTCTAGTTCAGTACCCATTAAGTATAACTCAAAGCAACGATCTACCACCAGTATATCTTTTAACACCATATCATCCCTAGTGTCATTATTATCAAATGACCACTCGTATTCAAATCCAGCACATCCCCCACCTTTAACTGATAGACGTACATACTTTGATTTGTTTTTCTCTGCTAAATATGATAATCTGTCTATTGCGTTATCTGTAAGTTTAATCATTTGCGCCTTCTCTGGTAGCTCTAAGCATTCCTTTGTGCGTTCAACACCACTATGTATAAGAAATAAGAATCCTAACCAAAAGACCAGTGTTTATTCAGTGAAAAATAAATCTCCCTTTTTCACTAGAAATCATTGACCAAGTAGTGTATAGTATACTTATAATATGAAAGGAAATAATATGAATAAAAC